CATCTTGCAGCAGGTGCTGCTATTTGCCCAGCAAGCCACCACCCCGATACGCTTGGGCTTCTGGGGAACCTTGGATCGTCGCGATCAGATCGGCGACAGGGACGCCTGCCTGCGCTTGTGCGTTCCAGTAAGCAGCACCAGCGGCCTCTGGCGCACGACCGAGCGCATTGACATACGTGTTGACGATCCAGTCAGGGATGCCAGCAGTTGCAGGCGTCGTGGCCGCACCGGGCGTCACTGGCGTCACGCTGCTGACACGCTCGGCAGGCGTAACAGCCTTTGCCTCACCTTCAGCAGCCGCATCCATGCGCGCCTCATCCTTCTTGGCCGCATCAATTAACCATTGAGGCATCTGGATATTGGAGATGTCGAGACGCTGACGAGGACCAGCGATCTGCTGATACGTCGGCGGGATTTCATCCGGGTTGAACTGCGGGATCATATACGGCAGCGCGGCCTGATACTGCAAAGCCTGCTGGAAGGCGTTCTGGATCGACGGCATCTGCGCCATCGAAGGCATCTGAGACACCTGATAGACGTTGCCGCCGACAGCCTGCGAACCAAACGGAACCTGCCGCACGCCAGCCTGTACGCCCTGCGCTTCAGGCGATCCCATGATGCCAGCACGCACTTCAGCAGGCGTTGCGCGGCCAGAGGTCAGCAGGTTCGCCCAGTAATCAAGGCCAGCCGCATCAGCCTGCCGCTTCAGGTCGTTCGTGTAGAGGCCGCTGACGTAGCTGCGGGCGGCGTCTGCTGACATGCCGGCAGGTGCGACCGGGGTCTGAAGCAGGCCAGTCGTCGCAGGCGTCGTGGTCACAGGGGTGACAGGCGTCGTGGTTCCAAGAAGACCCTGCGCTTCAGCAGAAGAACGCATATCACGCGCAACATCCGCCAGCGTACCAGCGCCAGACGTGACGGCGTTGGTGAAATAGTTCAGGCCAGCCTCGTCAGCCGGTCGCTTCAGGATGCTCTGGTAGAGCGCAGCGATTTCGTCTCTGATAGCCATCTTACAACCCCAACAGGCCAGCGAAGATGTCGTCTCGCCAGCGGCCTCGGTTTACAGGCGCCGGGGCCTGCGGTGTCCACGTCTGCCTCGGCTGACCGGCAGCAATCAGCGCGTTTCCGAGGCCAGCAAGTCCAGCGATCTGCGTTGCTTGCGAACCCATCGAAGGCGCGTAATCCTTGAACCCGTAGTCAGTCGCAGCAGCCTGCACCTGCTTGCCAGCCTCACCAGAGAACCCGGGTTCCGCAGACGCAGCAAACTTGCGAGTGTCGATGCCCATACTAGACGGAACTGCTGATTTCCCCAACAGTCCGCCAGTTGCGCCGCCGAGCAGGCTTTGGCCGAAGTCAGCCATCGTCTGTCCTTCTGCGGATGGCGTCTTGGCCGCATACACAGAGCCAGCATCAGCTGGAGCCATTCCTGCCTTGGTGGCAGCCCAGCGCTGATATGTGCCGACATCCCATTCGGCAAACGGCTTGCCCTCGAACTTCATCGCAGCGTTCGGCTTGATGTAATCAGGGAACAGGTCAGCAATCTTCGTTGAAGGATCGGCCTGATATGCCTTCACCGCACCCTGCGGACCAAGGAACCAGCCAGAATAGGCGGTCGCGCCGCTGATCGGAATGTCAGCCTTCTGCAATGCAGGCACGATGTCGTTCTGGAGATGATACTTGGCAGCAGCCGCAGAGATGTTCGGGTCAAACTTTAGTTTCGCGAGGTCAGCCGTCGATTGGCCGCCATACGTTTCAGGGTCCATGCGCTTCAGAACGCCAGCCAGCGTCCCGCTGGTGAAGCCATACAGGCCACCAGCAGACGTGGTCTTCGATTGCGCCATCGGATTTCCGCTGCTTTCCAGCTGCGATATGCGCCTGAGCAGTTCCTCGTAGGTCATACCTTGATCCACTGCTTTTCGATTTCGCTGTCTATAATCGCCAGCCGCCGCAGCATTTCTGCGCGTTTTTGCTCAGGCAGATTGTATATCCGTTTGCGATTGTCATCCAGATATGCCGTGCAGTTCCAGCAGTCGCGGCCAGTTTTCTCGCCCTCAGCATACCCGGGCGGAAGTTCAGCGCCGACATCCTTGAGGTACTGGAATACCTGCTCCTCGGTCCAATCTTGGATCGGCATCAGGTACTGGATGCCGTCAACGACCTGCCCATGCACCGACGTTGACTTGCGGCGGTCGTTGCCGCGCTGGCCTTTAACCAGATAGCGGATGCCTAGCCCTCGGCAGGCGTTATACAGAGGCACCCAGATGTTCGCCGCACAGCAGTCCAGATGCGACTGCATCAGCGGACCTTCGTTCCCGGTGATCAGTTTCCCGATCAGCGTGTTTTCAACCGGTAGCACGTCAACGGGCCAGCCACGCTCACGCACGTTGCTAGGTTGGTCCGATTTCACATGGATGAAGTGAGGCAACCGCTGCTTCCACTTTTCCATGTACTCGACCATCTCTGGATACGCCGCCCCGGTGTCGAGCCATACCACATAAGTGGTATCCCAGCGCTCACGGTACAGGTACAGGCAGGCAAGGCTGTCCTTGCCGCCTGAAAACTGGATTGCCGTGTCGATCACAGGGCAGCCAGTGACGCGAGGATCGAGGCAGCGGAGGCCGCAGCGCCAAGCCCTGTCATCAGGCCAGAACCAGACGGCCCGGGGCCGGTCTGCGTGTTCGTCTGGCCGTACGGGGTGACGCCGAGAGCCTGCAACGGTATCTGCAACTGCTGAAGCGGGAACTGCTGCTGCTCGGTGTACGCCTGACGCGCGGCATCGAGTTCCGCCTGCTGCTGCTGCTGGATGGCAGACTGGGCAGCCAGCGCACCCGTGGCGCCAGTGAGGAAGGATTCCTGTCCAGCACCAGCAAGGCCACCGAGCGTCTGGGCTCCCGTGAGCCCCAGCTGCGCCCCGGTGATCCCAGCCGCCTGATTGAGACGGGCAGCCTCCATCTGGCGGGCGATGTCACCCTGCGCTGCCTGCTGCGCCTGCGCGAAGTTCTGGGCCATCAGGTTCGCCGCCAGCTGACCAGCCTGCTGCTGGGCAGCCGCGTTGACCACGGCTTCCTGAATAGCCTGACGAGAGCCACCGAACGCCCGGGCCTTGATGGCGGCGTCTGACGCCTGATTGAGGCCCATCAGCCGCTGCTGGTTGAGGGTGTCCAGCGAGGTCTGCAACACGTTCTGCGTGTAAGGGTTCATGTACGGAGACAGGTCAGCCTGACTAAGTTGACCAGCCTGCACCTGCGTCGGCTGATAGCCGCCAGCCTGCGCGGCCATCTGCTGCGCATAGGCAAAAGCCGGCTGCGCCATCGCATAGTTGTTGGCGATGGAGCCGATGGTGCTGATCTGCCCGGGCGTCATGGCAGCCACGCGCTGCCCTTCATATGGACCCTGAAGTGCGCCAGAAACGTCATAGGCCGCCGCAAGATTGCGCTGACCTGCTTCCTGCACCCACTGCGGGATTTCGGTCTTGTTCACGACCGTCTGGGTTCCACCGCCACCGCTCATGTTAGTTCCCTCTGATATACGGTGTGGGTGGATCGCCACCCATACTCCGGGTTGAACTTTTCCCAGCCCTTTCGAGCCATCGCCTGCATGAAGTTGCACCCGTTTTTGCGTGCAAACTTCTCGACCTTCTTGTGCAACTTTAGCACGGCAGCCATTTCACCGGCAGCCAGAAAGATGTTCAGATACCTCTTCTGCGGACACTGGATGATCTCCGTGACCGCCAGCCCACCATCGTTCCAGAACAGCTGGAACCTGCCTTCTTCTAACCCGGCCACGATGTCATGCAAGGCATACGTGCCGCCGCCGTGTTCCAGCGCCGCCTCCAGCCGAGCGATCATGTGTTCCCTGTCGATCAATACGGCGGCGCTCCCTGCTGTCCCAGCGGCACAGATGTCGTCACAAGGTTGCCCGAGTTATCAACCGTCACCTTCCAGACGCCGCCATCTGGAGCCTGAAGGAGAACGCCATCAACGGCTTCCAGTCTGCCGATGCTCTGGCTGAGGACACGTTCCAGCAGCGAGAAGGCGAACCGGAAATACTCGCGGTCGTAGCCACCGGGAGGAGTTGGCAGGTTGATAATCATCTGCCGCCTCCACCAATCATCTCCAGACGCATCTCACCGATGGACCATTCGCCGTCCTCGGTCGCAGCGATCTTCACGCGGAAGTCTCGACCCGTGACACGCATATCGGTGTAGCCAGACGGACGCGGGTTGTACGGGCCGCTTGTCGTCTCAGCCGCTTCAGGCGTGAAGGACGAGAAGAACGTGAGCTGCGTGCTGTCGTAGCCATAGCCGCTGTCAGTGATCGCCTGCCTGACGTGCGAAATGGAATTGCCGTTCTGGATGTTCAGCGAACCAGTCTCAGCAAATCTGCCAGTGGTGATCGGCGTGCCTGCTGCCGTCCAGCCGTTCTCCTGCTGATAAATGTCGTTCACCTCATCAGCCGCCAGCGGATACTGGAACACGCCAGAACCGCACGCAGCCGTGCGGGTCATGGTGTCGGTGATGCCCCACCAGCCCTCGGCATAGTTGTAATAGACGCACTTGTTTGGAACAGTTGAACCCTGAGACGGATACCAGAACCAAGCTTCTGGGAAGATGTTGTTCTCAGAGCCATGCGTCCACAGCGAGCCGACCTGCGGATCAACGTCATCGAACACGTAGGAACCGACATCGCACGGCAGCGGGCGAACCGTGCCGCCGTCGTACAAGAAGAAGCTCTCACGGCCCATCCAGACGCACCGGCCAGAGAAGGTCGCAAAGGCTTTCGGCGCGATCAGGCCACAGCCGAAGCCGATACGCTCGATCTGATAGATGTATGGCAGTCCGATGTAGCGCATCAGCCACGCCTCGTCCTCCGTCCAGATCAGCGTGCCTTCACGAACCGGGGCGCACATGGTGATCTTGTTCTGAGTATCCAGATCAAGATAGCCAGCCGTGTTCGCCGGGTTTGCATAATCCCAGTCGGAATAGTCTTCGCGCGACGACCAAGCCACGCGGCGTGTATTGCCACCAGCACCGATCAAAACGCAGTGACGCTCTGGCGTAACGATGACGCCACGATTGCCAGTCGGAGGCAGGTCTGCGGCGATTGATGTTGCAGTTCCGCCTGTTCCAGTGGCGTTTGTGCCGCTGTTAGCATAGGTGAACGTCGTCAGCGACGGCGTGCTGGTGATCGTGTAGGTGCCGTTTAGACTTCCGACGCTATTGCCTGCAATCACAATTTGATTGCCGGTCGTAAATCCATGATGGTTCACTGTCGTCACAGTCGCCACGTTTGACGTGCGAACGATGTTTACAACCGTCGCATAGCCGACCGGCTCTGCATACTGCTCGTCGTGGTTCCAGTGCAGCAGGCGACCGTCTGACGACGCGACCGCGAGGATGTCGCCACCCCAGTTGTCGATGGTCCAAGAAAATGTCGGAAGGAAGCTCTGCGTAGGACTGCGGGGATACGTCGGATCAG